ATGGGTGGCCTCTTCCGTAGCGGTAGCGGGACTTTTGTTCCTGCTCCGACTCCGGGTGAACAGCTCCTTCGCGATTATGGTAAAACGACTACATGGGGAGGGCGTCCTGCGCCCAGCCCCCTTGCCCGTGCTGCGATGCCGACGAAGGCTGATCGCATGGCGACCCGTCGTGACAACATGATGGCGGCTCGCGACATCATGGATCGCTACATCGGCGGTGAGCGTAACGCTATGCCGCGTCGTTCGATGGCTCCGGGTATGCGTGGCATGGCCGAGGGCAAAGCTCGTCGTGCGATGCCGGTTGCCCCTCGCGCTCCGATGATTGATCGGTCTGAGCCGCAACCGTATATGCGCGATCAGATGCCGAACATTAAACCGTTCTCAGCCGAAGAGATCGCGGAATATTCGAAGGGTAGAACCTTCTCACCGGAAGGCCGCTATGCTAAGGGCGGTCGCGTCAGCAAGGGCGAGAAGAAGATCGGCAAGGTGATGGGTGAGTACAAGCGCGGCGAGTTACACTCGGGCAGCAAGAAAGGCCCGGTCGTAACGAACCCGAAGCAGGCTAAGGCTATCGCACTCTCCGAGGCTCGCGCCGCAGGCGCTAAGATCCCGAAGAAGGCGATGGGCGGTAAGGCTTGCGGCTGAGCACGTAACAACCTATAATTGACGCCGGGTCTGCTGTAACAGCGGCCATACTGTCACCCGAGGTAAGTATGGCCGTCTCCGGCACAATTAGCACAACGACTTTCAACACGCAGCGGGTCATTGACACCGCTATCCGTCGTTGTCGGATGCCGGTTCAGGCTATCACGGCTGAAATTCAGAACTATGCGCGTGATGCGCTGTATCTGATACTTTCAGACCTCGCTAACTACAAGACTCCGTCTTGGTGTATTGAGAAGCAGCTCTACGCTTTTTACGAGAATCAACCCGTCATCACTCTTGATGTCGGCACCGTAGAAGTGTTGAATGCTAACTACCGTAAGACGCAGCCCCTTACCGGCGCTACGACGACCACCGCGACGCAGTATAAAGTTCAGTTTGACAGCTCGACGCAGGTGTTCACTATCGGCGTCAAATGGTCGGCAGCGGTTACGGCAATCGTTCTTACATTTCAAGTATCTGACGATAACATTACGTGGACTACGGTCGGCACCGCGACCACTACTGCTAGCGCAGGAACAAAGAGCTGGTATGACATCAGTCAACCGCTAGCGTACGGATGGTTCCGTATTAATGCGAGTGCTACTTTCAGTTATGATGAGGTGTACCTTGGAAACCTTCCGCAAGAAATTCCGCTCGGCCCTCTTAACCGTGACACATATGTGGCACAAAGTAACAAAATTTTTCCGGGGCAACCCGTAAATTACTGGTTTAAGCGTGATCGCATTGAACCTGAAATGTACCTGTGGCCTGCGCCGAACCCGGTCTCTCTGACCGCGCAGTTAGTCGTGTGGCGGCATCGTCATATTATGGACGTAGGTACGTTGACGGAAGAGATTGAAGTGCCGCAACGCTGGCTCGAGGCGATTACTGCCCGGTTAGCGGCCAAGCTCGCGCTTGAAACTCCGGCGGCTTCTGCGGACATGATTCCGCTGCTCGCACAAATGGCCGAGGTGGCGCAGCGCGCCGCATGGGACGGCGATAACGATGGTTCGCCGACGTTTATTCAACCCTATATTTCGCCGTATACTAAGTAATGCCAGTATTCCTTGACACACGAGGACGTAGCACGCTTGGCATCGGCATATGTGCGCGGTGTTCGCGTAAGTTTTCTATTGAGGACTTGAGTCCGGATCCTAACTACCCTAACCTAATGGTCTGCAAGGTTGACTCGGATCAATACGATCCGTACCGCTTGGCTGCCCGGCAGGAAGATCAAATCACGCTGCCGTTCGTCAGGCCGGATACTCCGGTCAACACAGATCCCGCGGGCTTCATCACTCAAAATGGCGATACGTTTATCGTCACGGGTGATGACAAATACATCGTTCTGGGTGATTAATGTCCACAGTACCCTCAAATTTAATTCCTGTACGTATCACCCAACTGCCGATCGACCCGTCGCCTTCGGTCACGGGCATTTTGGCATATGTACGTGACGGAGTAACGTATCAAGTTACTGCGGCTGATATTGTCAGCGTAACCGGTGTTCCTACGACCCGTCAAGTGATTGCGGGTACGGGGCTCACCGGTGGTGGGCAACTGCTCAATAATGTCACGCTCTCGGTAGCTCCGGGCGGTATCGGTACGACCGAACTAGCCAACTCAGGCGTCACTCCTGGAACGTACGGAAGCGCCTCCGCTATACCTGTACTGACCGTTGATTCGACGGGTCGCGTAACCGCTGCGACAACCTCTCCGTTCAGTGTCTCGGGCTTCGTCCCGGATAGTCGGCAGGTGATCGCGGGTACCGGCCTCAATGGTGGTGGCCCGCTGTCCTCGAACGTCACGCTTAATGCGAATCTGTCGAATGCTACGCCGCAGTTAGTTGATACGACCGGTACTGCTGGTATCAGCACTGACATGTCGCGGGCCGACCATAAGCACCCGGCGATTGACCTGTCGGACGATGATCAGATCGACAATATATTAGGACTCAGCAGCGGTGGTACCGCAAGAAGCATTACGCCGGACGCTGGTGCGGTCGTTTGGTCAGGTGCCGACGGTCTTTACTTAACAGGAATCGGCACACCGGGTCAAGTTTTAGCGTCTAACGGTACGGGAGCTCCGTCATGGCTCACGATCACCGGCGCTGGTACCGTCACCAGTGTCAGTGGCTCAGGCGGCACGACGGGCCTCACGTTAACCGGCGGCCCTATCACAGCGGCGGGTACGCTCACGATCGGCGGTACGCTCGCCATTTCGAACGGTGGTATTGGACTCAGCAGCGCGCCGACCAATGGTCAACTCCTGATTGGTAATGGTACCGGTTACACCTTAACCGGCATCACGGCCGGGACCGGCGTTTCGGTGACGAATGGCACCGGGTCGATCACGATTGCGAACACGGCACCAGACCAAACGGTAACGCTCACCAATGGTACAGCGGTCAGTGTGACCGGAACGTATCCGAGCTTCACGATCACCAACACAGCACCCGATCAGACGGTTGTGCTGGCTAATGGCACGGCGATTTCGGTTACTGGCACTTACCCCAGCTTCACGGTAACGAACACGCTGCCGGACCAGACGGTCATACTCACGCAGTCTGGTGGCGTTACGATTACCGGCACCTATCCGAGCTTCACGATTTCGTCGACAAGCAGCGGCGGTACAGTAACGAGCGTCGACGCATCGTCGACGTTGAGTGGGGTGACGGTATCGGGTGGCCCGATTACAAGTTCCGGTGTTATCACTATCGCCGGAACGCTCGGTATTTCGAGCGGTGGTACCGGCCTCGGCGCAACACCGACTAACGGTCAGTTGCTTATCGGTGACGGGGCCAAGTTCGTACTTTCTACGCTGACTCAAGGTACCGGTGTCACGATAACTAGCGCGACCGGCAGTATCACCATCGCTGCTACGGGTACTGGCGGTACAGTCACGAGTATTGATTCTTCTAGCACGGTGAGCGGATTTACGCTAACCGGCGGTCCGATTACAAATTCAGGTATAATTACGCTGGCTGGAACTCTAGCTATCAGCAATGGTGGTACCGGAGCTTCAACACAAGCGGATGCTAGAACGGCACTCGGGCTCGGGACGATGGCTACCCAAGACTCTAACAACGTCTCGATCACTGGCGGTTCGATTGGTAGTAGTGTGTTGGTCAATTTGACTAACTCTACAGGTAATATCAGCGGAGGCACTTACTAATGCCTGTTATCCTTCTTAAAAAGAGCGATTCTGCAGGAGCGGTGCCTACCGGCTCTAACCTGACGAATCTTGCCGGTGGCGTCGAGGTTGCTGTAAACACAGCCGATCGGCGCATGTACACCATGACGTCGGCTAGCGCGGTCGTGGAACTCGGCACGAATCCGACGTCCATCACGATCACGGCGGTCAACGGCGGTACACCGACCATCGGCCAACTGCTTATCGGTAACGGAACGGGGCTTACCCGCTCGACGCTGACGGCGGGTAGCGGTATCTCAATCACCAACGGCACAGGTAGTATTACGATTGCGTCGAGTGGTGGCTTGCCGACCGTTACGGTCACCGCTTCAACAGCGATCACGGCAGCAGCGAATTTCCATTACGTACTGACCGCCGCGACAGCGGCTACGGTTACGCTCCCAGCTTCGCCGACGATCAGTGACACGATCTACGTGACTGTTGGTAATCTGTTAACGACCAACGTCATAGCTCGGAACGGTAAAAATATCCAAGGTCTTGCTGAAGATGTGACCTTAAACGCTCAATACGCTTCGGTACAACTTCGCTTCACCAATGACGCAACTGAAGGATGGGTCTTCGCATGAGTGTCTTTACTCAATTTACTGGTAATCCGGGCAACTACCCGCAGAATACTTTTTACTTCATTACTTCCGCTACATGGGTAGCACCGCAAAGTGGCTGGGCGACGTTGGTCGCGGTCGGCGGGGGTGGCAGCGGTGGAGCCGCTAACGACACATCCACGAACTACGTCAACGCTACGGGTGGTGGAGCGGGTGGCTTCGCCATGAAGGAGGTCTACATACCTTCTGGTACTACGTTAGTCATCACTGTTGGGGCCGGTGGCGCTAGCGTAACTATAGCTGCTGGTGTGCAATCTGCTGTCGTCGGTAACAGCGGCGGTATTACCTCCATTTCTTCGTCTATCGCCAATATCACCTGCAATGGCGGCGGCGGCGGGCAAGGGATCGTCAGCGGCTCTGGAGCCAACGCCCGGAGCGGCGGCATCGGCGGTTCGGCATCAGGTGGTGATGTGAATTACACCGGTGGTGATGGTGGCGACATTGTGGCCCAATCGCAGGTTTATGCTAGAGCAACCGGCGGCGGGGCGGTGGGTATTTTCGGTACTGGTTATTCTGCCGGAGATGTCACGTTCAACTCGACCAGCTTCACGCCGGGTGTAACCGGTGGGGCCGGTGTCGGTGGTCGCTCAGGAGATGTGACCGTTAATAACGGGGTCACCGCTGGCGGTAGTTCAACACAAGCCTCCTCGAATAACGGAGCGACAGCATCCAGTACGAGTACTGCCCTCAATCCGGGTTTAGTTAATCTTTTTTATCCGGGTGGCACTAGCGTCAGTCAAACCGGAGCCACGGTTATGCCCACCGTGCCGGGGTTTTTCTTGTTCGGTGACGGCGGGGTAGGTAACAACGCGATCAATACTGCCGCTACACCGATAAATGGTGGCCCCGGAGCGGGGGGTGGGGGTTATTTTAGAGATTCCTTCGCGTCGTCCGGCGCCGGTGGTATTTTTGCGGGTGGCGGCGGCGCTGCTTCTAATAACAACGGATTTGTTCAGAGTGGAGCGGCTCGCCTAGGCGGTGGTGGCGGTGGTTCGGCTGGTAGAAGTAACTCCACCGGGATTGTTTATGGCAGCGACGGTGGTCAGGGAATAGTCGCCATTGTGTTTCAGGGGAATTAACATGATTTACGACATTTTAAATGACTCAGGCGAAGTCATTAACACGATTGTCGCCGATGAGGCATTCGTTCAGGCCCAGTATCCGGGGCGCTATCGATTCGTAGCGGAAAATCGAGAGCCCGTTCAACTTCAAATCCCTTTGCCGCCTGTCATCACTAAAGTGGCGATGATTTCGCGATTCACACCGCAAGAGTACGTCGGTGTCGTCGGTGCAACTAAGACGGATGTTGAAGTACAAGCGTGGTATGACCTGTTCCAAGCGGCGAATGTTGTCGATCTTTCGGATCAGCGAACCGTTGCGGGGATTAACTCGCTTGTCGGCAAAAACTTATTAACACAAGCTCGTGCTGATGCGATTCTCACCGATCCGGTGCAGGATACCGAAAGACCGTCGTGAGGTGATTTGATATGATGACTCTCGTCAGCACGTTTCTTTCATTTTTGGCGGGTGGACTACCAAAAATACTGCAAATCTTCCAAGACCGACAGGACAAGAAACATGAGTTAGCTCTTGTTGCTGCTCAAAAAGAGCGCGAGTTAGCTCTGGCTGAAAGAGGGTTCATCGCTCAGGCTCGGGTAGAAGAGATCAAACTGGAGCAGGTTCAGGTGCAGTCCGCAGCCGAAGAGCGTGTGGCTTTGTACCAGCACGACATGGAAATTGGCAAAGGCGCGTCGCAGTGGATGATTAACCTCCGCGCCAGCGTTCGTCCGGTTGTGACGTATATTTTCGTGTTAGAGCTAGTCGCCATCAATATTGCCGGAGTCTGGTACGCCTACAACACGGGCGTGCCGTTTGCCGCCGCAATGGCAGAAGTATTTTCAGATGATGAAATGTTGATTTTGTCATCTATCATTGCCTTTTGGTTTGGGACTCAGGCTTTTGGCAAGAAGTGAAAGTCAGTCAGGCCGCAATTCAAATGATAAAGCACCACGAAGGAGTGAGGACTAAGCCTTACCGCTGCCCGGCTCTTTTGTGGACGGTCGGCGTAGGTCATGTGATTGACCCGAGCCATACCGCGGTAAAGTATGAAGAGCGTAAAAATTTACCGATACCCGCAGGCTGGGCTCGCGTCCTCACGACGGACGAGGTGGACTCTTTACTTGCTCAAGACCTTGGCCGGTTTGAGCGTGGTGTGGTTCGACTTTGCCCTGCTGCTATTGGCCGTCAGGGAGTCTTTGATGCTCTCGTATCTTTTGCGTTTAACGTCGGGTTAGGAAATTTGCAGCGATCTTCGCTCCGTATGAAAACTAACCGCGGCGAGTTTGAAGAAGCAGCTGACGAATTTTTAAAATGGACTAAAGCGGCGGGTCGTGTTCTGCCGGGATTAGTCAAACGTCGTAACGACGAGCGAGCGTTGTATTTAACTGGAGTTGCGTAATGCCCGCAGCAATGACTTACACAAGTCTGAAGTCAGACATCCGCAACTACCTTGAGCGCGGTAGCGTTACCGACCCTATCGTTTACGAGCAGATCCCTCGGCTAATCACGTTAGCCGAGCGTAGAATCGCACGTGAATTGAAGTTACAAGGATTCCAGACCGTAGTGGTTACGAACCTCCAAGCCGGATTGGCGGTTTACCCTAAACCGGATCGCTGGCGTGAAACTATCAGCATGAACATCGGCACGGGCGTGACTAACAATACGCGCACGCCGGTGTTCTCGCGTTCATACGAATATATCCGTAACTACTGGCCTGATGAGTCGCAGACTGAGACGCCAGAGTTTTACGCCGATTATGATTACCGTCATTGGATCCTTGCGCCGACTCCGGACGCAGCGTATCCGATGGAAGTATTGTATTATGAACTCCCCCCGCTGCTAGATGACTCGACTGAGACCAACTGGCTGAGCGAATTTGCTCCTAACGCGCTGCTTTATGCCTCGTTAGTCGAAGCTACTCCGTTCATTAAAGATGATCAGCGAGTTCAACTGTGGCAAATGTATTACGACCGGGCCATCTCTGCTCTGAACGGAGAAGATTTGGCTAAGATACTCGACCGGTCGGCGACCCGGAATGAGGTTTGATAAATGACGACGTACACCAATGTTTTTGGCGGGCAAAACATTTACCCAAGCCAACTGTCTTACCGGGCGATTACGCTTTCGGCAAACGTCACGCTAGACTGGCCGCTTGAGACCTCTGCGACAACTAACATTGTCGCCGACATCATGGACGTCACCGCGACGTCTGCCGGTTACACAATCCGTATGCCGAGCGCAGCGGAAGGTTCAAACGGTCAGTCGGCGCTGTTTAACAACATCAGTGCGAACTCTTTCAACGTCGCTGATAACGGCGGTAATGTTATTTGCACCGTCGCTTCCGGACAGACGTTTCAGGTTTATTTGACGAGTAACGCGACTGTCAACGGTACATGGCGATCATTTCAGTTTGGTGCGTCGACTGCCGCTGCTAGCGCCGCTGCGCTGGCCGGGTACGGTATTAAGGCGATTGCTACCACGCTCAACCAGTCGTCACCGGTTACGCAAATCAGCACCACTTACACCGCGGGTGCGGCTGACCGAGCGAGCACGATTGTGTGGACGAGCGGTCTCGGTACGCTTGCTATCACTGCCGCCGCTACGCTCGGTAACGACTGGTTCGTTATGGTGCGTAACGCGGGCACCGGTGATTTAACCGTTGACCCGAACAGCTCAGAGCTCATTAACGGCGCAACCACTTTGACGCTTGCACCGGGTGACTCAGCGATCATTGTTTCTAACGGTACACAGTTTTACACCGTAGGTTACGGTCGTAGCTCCGCGTATGCGTTTACGCTGTTGACTATCAATGTGGCTGGAAGCGGTAACTACACGCTCGCTACTAACGAACTCAATTACACAGCTTACGTGTTTACCGGTGCTCTTACTGGTAATCGTGAAATTATTGTGCCGTCTAGCGTGCAGCAATATTGGATTACAAACAACACCACGGGATCGTTTACGCTCGGTGTTCGCACTGCAGCTCAAGCGAGCCCCGGTGTGTTGATTGCTCAAAACTCAAGAGCTATTTTCTATTGTGACGGCACGAATGTTGTCGACGCCGACACCAACACAATCTCCCTGCCCGTAACGATTGCGCAGGGCGGCACTGGTGCTACTACGGCGAGCGGAGCACGCACGGCGCTTGGCGCGACGTCAGTCGGTGATGCGGTGTTCATCGCGGCGAACCCGGCAGCAGCTCAAATCGCGCTCGACCTTGACCCGATCAAGGGTGGAACCTACTGATGCCTTTGCAGCCGATGATCATTCGTTCCGAACCCGGTATTAAGCGGGACGGAACGAAATTCGAGGGTAACAACTACGTTGACGGTCAGTGGGTTCGTTTTCAACGCGGATTGCCTCGCAAAATCGGCGGCTACCGATTGCTAACGCAGAATATTGGCGGGTTGGCTCGCGGTATTCATACGCACAATCATGATGCGTTAACTTATGTTCATATAGGTAACTCGTTCGGTATATCGCGATTTACGTTAAATAAAAGCGCTCAAGCCTCACCGATCACTGACCGTACTCCTGCTGGATATGTCAGCAACGAAGACGTAGTATGGACTTTTGACGTTGCGTACAATACCACGAACGATCAAAACGAGATTCTAGCACACGCCGCCAAGAATCTTGACGACATATCAAACGACGACAACGGTGCTTTGT